ATTAGCAAGATACTCCATCAACTCTCGTGAATAAAAACCATGTTCTTTAGCGTCAGCTTCAAAATACTTATTTACATAGTTAAATGATTTACCCTCTAAAATGTTTTGCTTCTTCCAGGCTAATGCAAATGTTGGTTCTATCCCACTTGAACAATCGGCTAACATAGATATTGTCCCTGTCGGAGCAACAGTCAAGCGACAATGATTCCTGTATATTTCGGAATTTCTATTAAATGTACTATCTTCCCAAGCAGGGAAAGCTCCTCTTTGAGAACCAAGCTCCAAAGATTCATCATCAGCCCATTCTTTAATCTTGGACATTATTTCATTTCCAACTTCTCTAGCTGTTTCGGAATTATATGAAATTCTAAGTTGAATTAACAAATCTGCAAATCCCATTACCCCTAAGCCGATCTTTCGAGTAGCTTTAGTCATATGTTCTATGTCAGGAGTCGCATAGTGATTAGCGTCTATTACATTGTCTAGGAATCTGGTTGATAAACGAGTCACCTTTTGTAGTCTTTCCCAGTTTATTTGAGCTTTCCATATAGGTTCCTCTACAAGTTGTAAATCCCTATTACTATAAAACTCTGCTAAATTAATTGAACCTAAATTACAAGATTCATTTCCTAAGAGAGGCTGTTCGCCACATGGGTTGGTAGCCGTCATTTCTCCATAGAGTTCCTTTACATGATTATCTGTATTAATCTGGTCTAAGAAAACCATTCCGGGTTCACCATTTCTCCACGCCCCCTCAACTATCTTATCAAATACATCCCCAGCATTTAATTTTCCGGCTAATGTATTTTTATGGGGATTGATTAAAGTATAATCTAACCCATTTACCACACAATCCATCCAATATGAGTCAACGCCCACTGATATATTGAAATTATGAATATCCCCTTCATTAGACTTACAACTAATAAAATCCAAAATATCAGGATGATAAACAGACATAACAGCCATATTCGCCCCGTCACGTTTACCTCCTTGAGTTATCATAGAGGAAACCCGTGAAAGTGTTTTTAATACTTCTATTGGGCCACACGCAATTCCGTGAGTGGTTTTAATTTTAGACCCTCTGGGCCTGATTTTTGAAAGAGAAAAGCCGGTTCCACCACCAAACTTTTGTACCATAGCACTATCTGTGGCAGCTTTCATTATACCTTCCATACTGTCTTCCAACGGCAAAACAAAACATGCAGATAGAGTTCCTTGGTCAGTACCAGCATTCATTAAAGTTGGGGAATTAGGTATGAATTCAAGATTAGAAAGTATCTCGAAGAAATCTTTTTCAATCAACTCCGTTTCTACTTCTAATGCATAATAAGTAGTTTCTATAGAAGCTATTGCCTTTGCAACCCTCCTAAATAACGAAGTGCTATCTTCAACGGGCGTTCCCACGTCATCCTTTAACAAATACCTATGTTTTAAAATAGTCTCTGCCTGATCCGATAGACCCTTTGTTAATGGTGTTGAAATAGCAATGCTTGTCATCCTCTTGTCCTCCAATTATTTTAATATTACTTACGTATTCCACAATATAAACATAAACCTCGTTCCGCTACCCAAAATGAAGGACTACAAACCATCTCTTTGCACTGTGGATTAGGTGCAGAGGTTAGACGTTCCTGAGCGTTAACAGGTTCCATTTGTAATGTCTCGGCTGGGGAATTTTTATTTACATTCCCTAAACCTTGGCTATCAAGCTTCTCTAGCCTACCCTCTGGTGTTTCATATGGACTTACCGCATCAAACCAATCGGATGCGCTGCCTAAATCCACAAATTTATAAGCTGTTTCATGGACAGCTTCTAATGCCATCGCTATTGAAAAGAAAGCATCTCCGTGTCCAGTAGGAGTGTTGGGAGCCTTCAGTTCATTACTTACAGACAGAATTTGTTGTTTCTGTCTCTCGTCTTTAATAAATTTTAAATTACCACTATGAACAAATTTCTCAAATATAGCTGCCATAGTGTTTTTTGATTTTCTACTAAATATTTTTGCTAACCATCTAGTATTCAATCCCCTGTCTTCTAATTCACCCCTAGTATTATCTTTATAACCAGAAGTTAATTGGAAATTATCAGCAACCTCATTAAGATATTCTATTTGGTCTGAGTAACTCCAACCATCTAAAAATGATTGATGAATCTGCTCTATCCGTTCGCCTCGTTTTCTAAATAATACTAAATGAGAAGGGTGTCTCTTTTTACCAACATCAAAACCCCCAAAAATCTGATCCCCTGATTCCCAATCAGAATATTCTTTTGTGGCGGGGGAAGACCGTAATGTTTCATCCTCACATTTAGTTATATCCTCATTATTAAAATATGATTCCGTAGCAAAGTGTGGGGTTAACATAAACTCTGAGGCAAATGATTTAGGCCTAGCTGTTTGCTGTTGTAATAACCATTCTTCACTATACAATTCAGGCATTAACACCCTTCTGGTTGGGGTTGGGTCTAACGCAGGTAAAACCCGTGATTTAAAACGACTATCTTCTTGTAATTTAGCTAATAAATCTCCCGGCATCATAGGAGTACCTAATACAATAGTAGGAGTTCCTTTAAGCGGAATAAATAATGATTCCGTCATAAAGTGGTCTTCTACCTTTGTAATTTGACCAATATTAAGAGGGTTCTCAGGGTCACGTAATACGTCATCAGCAATTAATGCCCCATTCACATGCATACCTCTTTTGAAAGAGAATAAACCACCATGCATAATATCCATCGGTTTGTTGTTAAGATAATACCTAGCTGAAAAATCAGCTTTAGGATTTCTGTTCACTAATAATTCACTTAATATAGGATTCCTACTTATCTCTTTATTTATTTCACTAATATGGTATTTAGCCATCCCGTCTGAATAACTTAAATATAAAACTGCGCAATCTCTAGGAGCTGTAAATAATCTCCAGACACTAAAAGCATGTCCTAATACGGTGGATTTAAAGTGAAATCGAGGAAGAACAGCGACATAATTCATTCCTGTTTCAATACATTCTTCTATATCTTCCGCTAGAATGCTAACATGCCAAGCTTTAAAATATTCTGGGTTATCAAAACCTTGACACCAAATATTCTCAAGAAAATCTCTAAACGAACCAACGTTATATTTTTCTTGCTTTCTTAAGCCCTCTGAGAGCAAACTAAAGGCGTTTTCAACTGTTATAATTTCATTAGCCACTGTTATTTAATATCCTCTTGATTTTGTACTAATGTATTTAATTTAAGCGCTATTCTCTCCAATACTTTTTGGTCGGAAACTTCTTCTACCAACACAGCTAAAATTTCCTGAACAAAACCTAAAGATACTAACCCTGATAAAACTTCCCTCTGACCCTTTATCCCAATATCCACCGCCTTCACAGCATCAAAAGCCCTATCAAAATGTAACCCACCTAATTCTTTATAAGCTTTATTAGATAAAGACGTATAACTTTCTAGTTGTTCTTGCTGCAATCTAGCAAACCGCTGTCCCTCAGTTTCTGCTATTCGTTTTTGACTTTCAGAACGCGCAACACTCTTCTGTTCACCCCAACCATACTGCTTTGCCCAAGCATAGATGGTTACAGGTTTTACTTCCATCCCGTCTTTTGAGATTATTTTAGCTATTTCCTTAGCTGTTTTGTCTCCCGCCACAAATAATTTCATGGCATCATGTTTTATAGATTCAGGAAAACGTTTAGGCATTTATCCCTCCTATTCATATATGCTGTTAGGGTCTAATACCCCATATCCAGCATCTGAAACGTGTTGGGAATCAGTATTACCACCAATGGGAGAGCCATCTCCTTGTAAGATACTACTGAAATCAAAATGTCCGGTTTTCTTAGTAGATGCCGTAAAACAAGAAGGTACTTTAATTTTAAATTTTCCTGCCCCTATATATACTTCATCATAACTAATAGCTATTTCATCTCTGGTACATATAGCAGGCCATATAGCCTCTTGTTCTGCTATTGGTTTAAATGTTTTATTTTTTAATAAAGTGCCAGAAGTTCTTTGTAATCCCTCCACTACGGAATTGTATTTACAATCAACATACTTACACCACACAACCACACCGTGCTTTTTCTTTACATCCCCCAAAGAAGCTAGTTTTTTGGTAAATTTATCTTTATATTCGCGGGTCACTTTTAACTTTTCATTAAAGTGTATCTGAATTTCTGGTCTTACTTTTTTTAATCCGCCCATTGCCATTAGTCTAATCTCCTTTTATTCCATAATGCTATACATGCGGCATCCGCATAATCTTGTTCAGGGAAAATATCCCCCCACTTATCTATCGCAAATTGTTTAATATCATCTTTTGAGGCGTTTCCTTTACCTAAAACGCCTTTCTTCCATTGTTTATTATCTACCCTAATCGCGTCCACACCCTTTTGTAACAAAGCGCCCCAAACTGCTCCAACTACGTGAGCGATTGCAATGGTAGTTTTCGGATTCTGTATGAAAATCGCTGCTTCAATGGAAGCCCTATCAGTTATATTTATTTTACTTAAATCATTGAAAAATCCTACCGATATTTCAGGGAATCTTTCCTCAAAAATTTTTTTCTTGCTCCCCCACTTATTCATAGTAATTACTTCTTCATTCTTATCTATGATAACACCATGAATAGCTAAACTGGAGCAATCTAAACCTAAATACCTCATAAAGTCGGTCTAAAAGTTCGTAAGGCAACAATCCTAGAAACTGTGTTATAAGCAGTTGTGTAGGTATTTAATAAACCGGAAAGTTTCTCAAGTTTAATTTTTCCATCTATAATTCTCTGTTTAGCAGCTAAAATATCGGGGAATTTAGTTAAAATTTCCCCTCTAAGTTCTTCTTTTGTGGGCTTTCGCATGGAAAGCTCTGTATACTCCCTACCTACTTTAAAATGCGCTATACTGTAATCTTCCACAAAAGAAGCCTCTAATGCTCCAACTATCGCTTCTTGATCTGCTAATTCAGTCTCTATATAGGCTTTATAGCCTCCATACATAGTTAAATAGGTTTCTAACTGGGTATTCTCAACATTCATTAAGTTTGGAAAATCTAAATCCTCTCTTGGGGTTAAATCCATATTAAAACTAGGTATATTAAGAGCGTTCATTTCTTTTTCAGCGTTTCTTAAAGCTTTGTTTACCGTCCAATCTTCCATAATAATTCTCCTATTTAATTTTTCTACAGGTGCAATAAAATAACCCTGTACATTTATCCGGTGGGATCGCCATATTTTGGATATTAAAACATCTGGTTAATATATCATCCCATTGTTTTAAATCTCGTTCAACTAGAAAAGCTTTAATTTCTTGGTTATTTTTATTTTCATAAAAAAGAGTCCCCATATCATAATGACCTATATTGAGGTACATTTGCAGTTGAACCTTATGATCGTCTCTAGGACCTTTTAATTTACCAAAGCCCGCATTATTTATCGACTTTAATTCTACCGGTACTATTCCATACTCTTGATGCTTAATAAGGAAATCTATTCTTCCAGACATGTTAGGGTTTGTATGTTTTACTGGTACTTCCCTTCCCATTAGAATACCTAAATTACTAAACCAAGACTCAATTCTTTTTTCTAAATATTCCCCATTCTGGAATACTCGGTTTAATTTAGGCTCTAATTCTGTTTCAGGCATCTGACCATTATAAATCAACCATACCGCCCTATCACATTTATTACTTAATGTAGATGGGTGAAAAACCCCGCCTCTTGATGGAGTCATAGTACCCGTTAAATAATCATCCACCATCTTCTTTAACCAAACATCTTCAGGTTGGGTTTTTATTACTCTACTGGTTTTGGGTTTGTCTCTGTCGTTAAATTGGATAAGGCCTGCCATAAAAAATCCTTTATGTTTGTATATGTAGTTTCTTTAATATGTAAAATGTGATTAATCTCATCATATTCTTGTAGTTTTCCATCTCTTTTTAAATCCCGTTTCTTTAAATGCCCATATGTACCATCTGCTTCAACAACCATATTAAGTTCTGGTATATAGAAATCTACGGTATATGGGTAAAACTCGTATTGTTCTGTATACCTAAGACCTAAATCAGATAAACACTCAGCAATTATATTTTCCTGCTTTGTGAAATCTCTAGGCAGTAAGTTCACTCTGTAATTCCTCGAAAAGAGTAGGATTTTCTAAAAAGGCTTTCTTTATACCATTCATACCCATAGCTTTAGTATCCTTATATGTATACCAAGCACCTGCCTGCTGAATTATACCCTGTTTAATCGCTTCCCTAATATGACTCTCTATAATATCTATACCACCGGACACTCTAAATGGAACAATAGCTGATTTCCAGTTTTCCCCCCCAACCTTTGTCTTACGTAATCTTACTTCCATATCAAACCCAACCTTTTCTTTATCTTCTTCTAACCAGCCTTTTCTACGTACTTGCATAAGAAAATGAGCAAAGAAACTCTGTGCTAACCCTCCGGGCATATTATCTAAAGCTGTAGGACCCACAGAAGCCCTTACTTGGTTTATAGCTACAAAAGCTGAACCATATTTAAGATTAGGTAATAATTTAGGTAGTGCGCCATTCACAAACCTAGCCTGCCACGCCATAGGGCTGTAAGAAAAGTCATTATCAATAATATTGGTGGGTACTAAGCCAGCTATACTATCTAATACAATAACATCTACCGGTCCGGCATCCCCACCCTGCATTAAATCCCTAATTATATCAAAAGCTACCTCTCCAATAGTTGGGTTGTGATATAAAAGGTTGTCTGTATCAACACCACATTTTTCAGCCCACTCAACGTCAAAAGACAACTCTGTATCAATCCATGCTGCCACCCCACCCT